TACAGCCAGTCGCCGATATCCATGCCCGCGGCAGGCTCGTTCAGGATGATCGGCTGGCTGCTCACCTTCGCCGGGGTTCCTGCGGCGCCCATCCCCGGGCCCGGTGTCGGCGTCGGCACCCCCGTGCCCGGCAGCCGGAACGCCCACGGCTGCAGCATCCCCATCATGGACGCGATCAGGTCCGTGCACGCCCACACCGTGCTGTGGTACCGCGACTGCTCCGGGCTGCCGGGGCCGCCCCACAGCTCCTGCACCGCGTTGATCCGCGCGCCGATAGGCGGGGCGATGAACGCGAGCTGCGCGATCCGCTGCTCAGACGGGCGGGACGGCGCGGCGCGCTCGCGGCGAGGCGCGAACACGGCCACGGTTACAGGTGCCTGTCCGCGAGCAGGCCGAAACACCCGCCCACTGTCAGCGCGACAGCGTAAACGGGAACCTGATGCCAGACGGCGTGCACAGTCACTGCAGCACCAAGGGTAACGCCTGCCGCGCCCGCCACACCAGGAACACTCCGCGACCACCTGACCAGCGTCCCCGCCGCAGACGCGGCCCACAGCACCGGCGCTGCGCGTCCCAGCCGCGGCCACCGCCACCGGCGCGCCACCGCCACGCCCGTGCGGCCCGTGCCGCGGCAGCCGCGGCACGGCAGCCCGTTCACCTCACCACCGCCCGCGCACCCTGCGCATGGCAGCCCCGCCACGACAGCAGACGCAGCCATACCCGCCCTCACCACACCGTATTCGCCCAGTTCACAGGCTTTTTCGCCCGCTTCAGCGCCCACACGCCCATACACATCGCGATACACGCATCGATGCGGCGCTTGCTCTTGCCCTTCGACAAGGTGAACCCCCGCTCCTGAACGCGCCGCGCCGCCGACAGCACCGCCGCCTGCAACTCCACATCCCCGTTATGCACGATCTCCCCCGCGACGATCATGTCGAACGTCTCCCCGCACGCCGGGGCCATCTGTGACGGCGCCTGGCTGAACTCGATCACCGTCAGGCCCTCGTCCTCCAGCATCTCCGCAGGCGTCTCGAAGAACCGCGGGTCATACACCACACCCCTAAACCGTGGCCCAAGCTCACCAGCGCGGCGCTTCACATGGTTGTACACGTCCAGGTGCGGGATCTTGCCGCCCTTCGGCAGCCAGATCCGCGCCGTCACCGCGATCCGCCCGTCCGCCAGCAGCACACACTCATCGACAGCGGTCGAGTCACGGTTCAGCGACATGTCCAGCGCCAGCACCGTCAGCTCATCCCCCGCGACATCCCACTCACCCTTGCACCTCCCCCACGCCGCCGGGTGCTCAGCCAGCCACGAATCCTCCGGCACCGCCACCCACGCGTTCCCGTAGTACCTGATCCACTCGTGCGACTGCACCTCCGGCCGGTCCCACTCCCGTACCCGCGTCTCCACATCCCACAAGATCCCCGCCGCGTCCGACGCGTCCCGCACCGCCACCCGCCGGTCCTCCACGCTCGCGTAATCCAGCCCCGGCCGCGCCTCATGCCAGTCGAACAGCAACCGCGGCGCCACAGCGGGATCGAGCTCGGCGGCCTTCCCCTGCTTGTACATCGCACCCAGCAGCGAATGATCCACGTCAAACCCCGCCGTCGAGATGTTCAGGATGCGCCCCGGGCCGCGTTTCACCTCCGTTCCGTCCGGCAGCCGGCACACCAGGCGGCGTTTCTTCGTCGACTTCCCGATCACCATGTGGACCCGGGCCTTCCGCTCGCCCAGGTCGCCCCACTCGTGCACCTCATCGCACACGAACAGCGACGGCAGGCCGCCCTCGTTCGTCCCCGCCACCGCCGCAACCCGCCGCATCACCCCCGGCACACCGTCGGAGCGCTTGATCTCGGTGTCATACACCTCCGCGTACCCGCACAACGGCGCCTCCTTCACCGCCTGGTCCCGGCCGCCCAGCATCGTCCCCGCGATCGAAAACAGCAGGTCCGCCTGCTCGAAACTGGCCGCCGCGTTCACGATGTTCGGGCTGACCGGGGCGATCTGCGGCGGCCCGAACAGCTCCAGGCACTCCAAAGCCGCCACGAACGTCGTCTTCCCATCCCCCGTCGCCGCGCCACGCACCGCCGTGTCATACCGCCAGTACCCGCAGCCACCGCAATGCTCATACCACTGCCACACGAACCGCTTCTGATCCCGCCGCAACACGATCGGCTTCCCGAACCAGTCGCCCTCCGCGCAGATCAGGAACCGCTCGATCCACCGCACAGCGATCCGGCCCTCCGTCGGCCACCGCTCACCCGTCCGCGGCAGCCAGCCACAGTCAATGCAGCCAGCCTCAACGAGGGTCATCGTCATCGGCGCTCTCCTCCGCGAACTCCCGGTTCAGGTCATCCATCCCCTTCTGCCGCTCCGCGATCGAAATCCCCAGCTTCTCCCGGTGCAGCGCACCCAACCCCAGCACCTGCGAACACTTCCACCACTCCCCATCCGCCCGAGTCATCGTCGCGTAGGACGGGTGCTCCACCGGCTGCCCCGTCGATCCCAGCACCACCGGGCGCCGGTTCGCCCGCCGCCGCGACCGCGCCGCCAGCCGGTAACACTCAATCCAGTGCACCAGAATTGGCCCATCCGCAGGCGTCCACGCCTCATGCACCGGGTCAGCCCAGGCCATCCCCCACGTCGCCACCTCATCCGGCGTCGCCCGCTGGAGCGGGCACGGGAAAAACTCCAGCCGCACAGACGCCAGCTCAACCTGCCGGCCGTTGCGCTTATCCACAGCCTGACCTGCGGGCTTCTTCGTCCTAGGCAATGGTCACCATCCGTGACCATCCTTCGAGCGGGAGGGCCAAAAACGGGCGTGGGGTGGTACCACGCGAAAACTTACTGGCGCTGCGGGTCCTGAGGCCAAACCACCCCTAAAAACCCATACCGGACATTGCGTGTGGTCACTGCGCGTGGCCGCGGTTGCAGTCCCAGCAGGCCAGTCCCAGCCATCCCCGCCTGTCTGTCGTGTGGGCGAGGTCAAGCTTCGTCTTGTCGTACAGGGGTTCGCCGCCGATAGCGCACGGCTGACCAGGTGTCCAGGTGGCCATGAGGCGTTCCCTGGTCTGGTCGTGCTGGGCGGTGTAGCCGCGTTCCTGCCGCGTGCCCCTGGCCTTATCGTGTGCACGCTCGCATGACTGGCAGCGCGGTCCCTGGTGGGCTGGGAACAGCGCACCGCAGCCCTGGCAGAAGCGCTGCGGCATGGCCTTACTGCGGCACCGGCCGCAGTGCCATCACCAGCGCCACGACCCACCCGATAAGCGTCCAGCCGAGGAACAGGTTGACCACCAGGACCTGGCTCTGCCCGGGCACGTGGCGCACCGCGGCGACGATCGTCGGCACCCAGTAGACGGCGACGGCGAAGACAGCGAAGATGACGATGCCCACGGTAGTGCCAGTTTGACTGTGGGCTGCGGCAAGAGTCATCACGCCAGCGTAGACCGCCCGTCACAGCGACAGTCCCTGGCCATGCACGCCGTGGATGCGGTTACGCTTCCGAATCCAGCTTTCCAACAGCTGCGGGTTACGGCGCATCATGGTCTTAAGGCGCTGCTCGAAGTCCTCACTGCGGAGGAGCCGTTCGTCTGACAACCGTTCGGCGTGGGCCAGCTGCCGCGCGTACCCGTCGCGCTGCCCGCATACCTCGGTGTACAACCCCTGGCACTTGAAGAGGTCGTTCTGCAGGGCTTCGATGCGGTTGCCGCAGCGGGCGAGGTCGCGGCGGCAGGCTTCGAGCTCGGCTTGGTGGGCGTCGCGCTGGCGGCGGATCAGGTCACGGTGGCGCCTGCTGGTGATCACGGCGTCTCCACGGGCTCGTAGGTGGCCTCAAACACGTCCGGTTTGCACGGGTAGAACTCGCCCTTGACGCCCTTGATGACCCAGTCGCCTAGATGGGCTACCATCACGCCCTCGAGCGTGCTGACTTCGATACAAGGCACACCTTGGCGACCGAAGGGCTCGTGCAGGTGATAGTTCCCGCCGCACCAGCGCGCTAGGCCTTGCGCCTCAGCAGTGCCGCCGGCGCCACTCCACTGCCGCGCTTCGATGGTGACGGGCTTCTTGCGGTAGAACGCCATAACAAGTTCACCTTCCATGCTGGGTGGCCGCCGTGGCGGGGGCACCGGGGGTGGATGAGCCGCAGCGCCCACCCGTGAGGGGTGCGCTGGTAGACGCAGATGCACGCACGCTTGGCGGCCTTCACCGGGACCGCCTCAGCCGGATCACGTTGCCCGCATCCTGCCGCTGCTCCTGGCGGGCGGCCATGATCAGGGCCACCACCGGGCCGACGTCCTTGCGGCGGCGGGCGTTGCGGGCGTACGCGGCGAGGGCCTTGCGCCGTTGCTCGG